ATTGGTTTGGAAATTTTACATCTTGTACATTTTTTTTCTTTGATAACGTTGTCTTGCTTTTTCATCTTCTTGTTCTTTATTGGTCCAATAATAGTTTCGGGCACGTTGTTTTTTAACAGCCTGCTTTTCTTCTTCTGTTTGATATTTTTTTAAACGTCCCATCGATTATACATATTAAAGGATCCAACAAAGATACAAAAAACTAAATAAAGTCTTCAGGTTCAAATATATCAGTAATATCACCAGTTTCATTCCATTCTGAGTTATCCTCAATCACTTTGTACTCGCCTTTACCTAAAATGGAAGCCCATTCACTAGAGTGTGCTTTTTTATACTTATCAACAGCTGTTGGTGCATCTGCAATAAATCCATGTACAGTACTAATGATAGTTCCCATAGTTGTAATACCATTGATGTGATTTTTATCACAAGCGATTTTAGTACGCAATGCAAACTCAACTTTTTTCTTATCCTTTGTTGCAGATATTTTAGATGTACCTGCATTTGTGATATTTCCAAAAGTCAAACATAAAGAAGCATCATAATAAAATGTATCTCCTCCTTTGTTTGTCATTTTAGGTTGAGACATAGGAGTTAAAGCTGGGGCAACACCTACTTTGTTCACAATAAACAAGGTATTCGTGAATTTTGAGCTCTCCTTACGAGACATAACAATTTGCTGGTTAATAAAATTACCGAATTGAGTTGCAATGGCTCCTGCGTTCCACATTGGGTTATTTGAGCCTTTTTCAATACTCATATTACATGCAATAGAGCCAACTGAATCCCAGATAAACAATAAATCATAAGGTAGATTACCTTTTTTCTGTTCTGTTAATAGATCAATAATAAAAGAAGCAATATCCTCAATTGAGTTCAATGTACTTCTATCTCGATAGATAAAAAATCCATTTTGATCCAATACCTCACCTGTTTCTTCATCCACAACATCATCAATTTGGAACCCCATAGTTTTCCAGTGGTTCCAATCATGTTTCATCTCAGTGATGATTAATACAGGCAATACTCCCATTTTTTGAGCATTCACCGCTACCTCAATAGTGGTAGTTGATTTACCAGTGTTACTTTTTCCTCTAACCATCGAGATATGTCCCATAGGAATACCAGGAATAGAGAGCGCTTCTTGAAGCGCTGGTGAGAATGGGATCCATTGTTGGTCTTTAAACTTAACGTTGGATTTCATTCCTTTGTTTTCTTTGAATTTGTCTAAGCTAAAGGCAGCCTGAATGGATTTTCCTGCTGCCTCTGCTAATGACTTTCTTTCTTTAGCCATAACTTGTTTTTAAATATTAAAAGGGCATATCATCATCCTCTTCATCAAATAATGAATCGAATTTATCTACGGGTTTTGCAACTTCTTTTTTAGTTGATAAACTGTAATTTGATTTTGGTTCAAGATTAAGCTCTTCATCAATACTTTCTACTTTTGTAGGTGCCATTTCTTCTTCCTCATCTTCTGGTTCTAGAAAGTTCTGTAAGATAGTTTTTAATTCATCAAATGATTTCTTGAATTTAGCTTGCATTTCCAAAATGTCTGGTTGTTCTTCTAACCATGTTTCAATTTGTGAAGCATCTTCTGATAGTGCAGATGTTTTACGTTTTGGTCTGATTGATGATTTTAATCCTTGACGTCCACCGATATCACCCATAAGAGCCTCTAGTGTAAAGTCAAATCCTTCACTGATATCTGTAAAATCACCGTAATCTTCATCTTCTGCTAAACCTAGCAATTGTAGGTAAATTTCTTTACCGAACTCCCATAAACGTACACCTTTGTCCTCTTCACCTCTAACGATAACAGGAGCAAATACTCTCATTTTAGGGTCAAGTTTTTTAGCTAATGACCAGTTTTCACGATCATTTGTACCACGAAGTTGTTTTGCGAACTCAACAATTGGATCTTTTTCACCCCAGTTTGTTAATGCATAGATTGGGAACTTTGCATATCCATAATGTAGATATACTTCTTTGAATGGGTTAGATTTGTCCAATTTTGATGGAACAATTCTGATTTGATACTTGCCTTCTGCTTTTGGCTTCCACTGTGTCAACGTATAATCGACTTTTTCTTTTTTCTGCCCGGATGACTGTAAGGCACTCAGTCTGCTTTTGATTGTGTTTAAATCCATATGATTTATTTTATTTGGTTACAACTTTAATATACAAAACCTTTATTTAGAATCCAAACTATTTTATTCTTTTGAAATTTTAATTATTTCATTTGGTTTGATATCTAAAACATAACATCCATAAAAACTTAAATTTTTATTTTTTAAATTAATTAATTCAGAAACATCCTGTAATGTTGGATCAGGTTTAGATTCAACTATTTCATCAAATTTATCAAAATCTTCTACACCAAATTCTTCAGGATCATAATCATCTAAATCTATAAAAATTTCATTTAATGGTTTTTTAAATTTAATATTAATATACGGTATTTTATCTCCTTCCATATCAACCATTCCGAATTTCACTCGTTGAACGGGAATTGCAGATTTATCTGATGATTCAAAGTTTTGTTGATTAGCTTTTAGGCCATTTTTAAATTCAGATTTCCATGTTGTATATCCTTCATCTCCCCCTCTTTCAAAATCATCTTGTGATTGGAGAAAAGATGTATTTAATTCAATTTCTTGATTTTTATCTTCATTTAATTTAGTTTTATATTGGGTTTCAGTAATGACTCCAGCTAAGAATTGCATTCTAAGTGTTTCTTTCATAGTTCAATAATTTTATAGATTCTTGTATTTAATTGTTTAATCTCGTTATGTTGAGTTAACAATATACAATTTTTATAATGTTGCCAGTTGATTATGAATCTTGTGTCAACAACTCCACCATTTAAACTTTTAATAAGTTCATTTAGTGCATTTATAGTGTATAAAGAATTGGTTTCTTTTTTTCTATGTACCAATATAGTATTGTCTGGAATGTCATTTACATTACCTTGGTCTACATTATATGTTACAACATATTCATCATTGCTCTTAACTTGCAATACAAACATTTTGTTATACATTATGTCATACTTTTTGGTTAGATCAGAGATTAAGTTATCTAGGTCTTCTAGCTGTGAAAAAGTACAAAAAAGTCTATTGCCCATTAAGTGTGTGTCTATTATGTTATAATCGTATTGATTATACATATTGGGAAATGTTGTTGAAAACGTGTTCATAACTGATAGAAAGGAATTTTTACATTATTTCCCCATTAAGCATTGTTACCAACCATCACCCTCCTCAAATACGTATATACCTCAATTAACACAAGCTCATTCATATTTTTATGATTCTTACCCAAATCAAGATGATTTAAATACAATTATCCCAATTGTAAAACATTATGAGGTATGTGAGCAAAACTATTTAAACTTTAAAGGTGATCTAAACCCGTTTTATGATAAAGCAGCATTGGTGTTTAATCAACTAGAGCGAGCGGGAATTAAAGTGGACCAAGACAAATTCGAGCAGTACTATGGCAAACAAGTAAACGAGTTTATATACACGCAATATAACCTAAACACATTAACAACAAGACCCTCTAATACATTTGGAGGAATTAATTTTTCAGCATTAAACAAAGACAATGGAGAAAGAGAATGTTTTATACCACGCAATGGTACTTTTATTGAGATGGATATTTCTGCTTATCATCCTACCCTTTTGGCTAATTTATTGGATTTTACTTTTGATAGCGATGATATTCATGGAGATTTTGCTAAAATGTATAACGTGGACTATGCCAAAGCAAAAGAGATTACGTTTAAACAAATTTACGGTGGGATTTGGAAAGAATACCAAAATCTCCCGTTTTTTCAAAAAATAATAGCATATACTGATGACTTATGGGATACATTCAATTATGGAGGATATGTTGAATGTCCAATTTCAAAACATAAATTTGTAAAAAATGAGATGGAGGAAATGAATCCACAAAAGCTTTTAAATTATGTTTTACAGAATTTGGAGACCTCAACTAATGTCTGTATATTGTGGGAGATTTTTAAAATTTTAAAGGGAAAAAATACAAAACTTGTATTATATGTTTATGACTCGTTTTTATTTGATGTAGATAAAACCGAAAAAGACACCTTAAAAGAAATTCTAGACATATATAAGAAATACA